ATCCAGCAAGTGTGGGCTGGTGTAGGCAAGCAGTTGGCAGATATCGAGGCCAAAGGCCTGGACTCTGCTTTCCTTAAGAACCAAACCAAACGCAAGCTATTCATCGAGCTACATCAGCGCAAGAGTGAGCTATGGCTTGCCCTGCATGACTATCGCAAAGGGCGTATTGACCTGCCTGACTTGCTTTGTCTTTTCCAATCCGTCCATGGCCTAGGCTTTGTCAAGGCTGGCTTTGTCCTGCAACTTTGCATGGGTGACGTTGGCTGCTTGGATATCCATAACCTTCGAATGTATGGCGTCAAGGCCACCGATTTCTCTGTAAGTGCCACGGCTACCCATGACACCAAGCGGCGCAAGGCTGAGCTATACATAGCTACTTGCCAGAAGCTTGGCGGTTCTGAATCCCTATGGGATGTATGGTGTGAAGCCTTGGCCGATAATGAAAGATGCGGTCACCTTTACACTAGTAAACACCATGTCTCCCGCCTTCACTGTGACTTTGTGGGAGCTTAGTAGTATCACTATATATAAGTTCTTACGAATATATAGATGATACACTTAATACCATGGCAATTATGCCAAACCAACCAAAGGATATACACCATGACTATCACAACCAAACCACTTAACGACAACACCCACGGCTTTCGCTTTCAACTAGGTAAGCTCAAGGGCTTATACCGCCAACGCAGCCTCAAGATGCGTCTTGGTATCAGTCGTGGCCAGACTATGACTGGCTTCCACTTTGGCAAGCGTAGCTTATACATCGAGAAGCGTAAGGCTGAGCGTCACCTTGGCTGGGGCTTTGCTGGCGAGTAACATACTGTAACACACTGTAACAATACGTGAAGGATATACAATGGATATTGTAACCAATGTAAAACTTAAGATGGACGACCAATACTCTTTCTCCATCTCACAGGAGGAGGCACCTCGCCACCTTGTAGAGGTAGCACTTGTCTACAGACGGGACGGTGTCCCTAAGGGCTTTGTCCCTTGCGTATCTTGGGCAACAAGCTGGGTGGGCGAGGACTATGACGACGATGTCATCCGCTTTTTGAATGGGAATGATGTAGCAGATTTGCTATTGCTTGCCAAAGAATATATTTACACGAAGGACAATCGCTAATGAGTTACCCAGATACAATCGAATATGAACCCAGCTTTGCTGAAGAAGAAGCCATCGCTGAAAATAAAACCCAAGTCTTCAATGCCATGGTCGTGCTTACAGACTATGATGGCTTTTGCCAGAAGGGCATGGAGGTTTACTATGGCGACGACTACGAGCTAAAGATGACCGACCTAATGTATGAGAAGATACATGCCGCCACAGGCTTACCAGTGTGGAAGGTTCGGGACATTGCCCTAGACCTTTGCGAATGTCAGTATTTCCAAGGCTCTTGGCGGTCTAAGATTAACGGTATGTGGAAGGAGTTTGCATATGAATAAGTTTGAAATAGTAGATGGTGTTGTTCGTGGCTATGCCACAGCAACTGTAGAGATTTCATACGAAATACCTATGTATGATTTAGCTGGGCATGGTGTCTTGGAAGGCGAGGCGGACGACGAAGAAAACTTTCTCGACGTTATGCAAGAAACCCTTGAGAACGAGGCAAATGCCTACATCGAACGTGCCTTGAATAGTATTTCTTTCCATGGCGGCGATGATGTTTCTATTGACAGTTGCGAGACGCCTGTGATACACTCAATAGAAGTTGAAGCAGAAGTAGAAGAGGTAGAAGATGACGAAGACGAATGAAAAACAGATGGTGCTTGTCTCAGCAGAGACGCTGTGTGACCTGCACCTTGCGGCTTATGACTACGACTACAAGAAATACCCCACCACTGGCGAAGACATTATGGCGGCACAAGACGAAGCACGAAACGCCCTCTATGCCTGTGGCTGGTGGGGTCAGGGAGACGAGGACTAATGTTTACAATCCTTGCCACCATATTAGGCATCTTGTTTCTTGTGTTTCTCGCCATGACTATGTGGGAAGCAATCATGCAAGGCTTGATGCTCCTGATGTTAAACCCCGCCACGCTATTGACACTAATAGTTGTGTCAGTTATACTGGCAATTATATTTTGAAGGAGAAGGCAAATGCCTAACCATTGCAAAAACATATTGGTTATCACCTCAGACAACGCAGGACTATTGCAAAGCCTGCTGAACGAATTGAAACAGGCCGATAGCTACGAGGTAGACTTCTTGTCTAAGCTCGTGCCTTTCACAGAAGAAACAAACTATGTCTGGGATTATGACTGGTGCGTAGAAAACTGGGGGACTAAGTGGGACATCTTCGATGTAACCTATGCCTCGCTTGAAGGTGACACCTTGACCATCAGCTTTTCTACGGCTTGGTCTCCACCTCTCCCTGCCGTAGAAAAAGCCGCAGATACCTATGGCTTTGTGTGGACTTTGTCTTGGCTAGACGACATGGATGCCTTTATGTCTGAAGAAGGCGAACAGGAAAATGACCAACAAGAATTGAAGGAGTTGAAAGGTGCGTAATTACAAAGTAAGAATGACAATCGAGCAGTGGGTCAAAGCCCAAGACGAGGACGAGGCTGCGGCTCTGGCAAAGTTAAACTTTGAGTATGGCGATTTACACTATGCCGAATGGGACATAGAGGAGCAGGAAAATGACTAAGAAAACATATCGAGTAGCCGTGTGCTACGAAGAAGGTTTCGTAATAGAAGTCGAGGCAGACAGTGCGGCACAAGCCGACCAAATAGCCTACGACAAGGTAGATTATTGGGGCAATGATGCCGCAGATAACTGTGTCCACAGGGATTTCTGGGTGGACACAGTAGAGGAGTTAGCCAATGACTAAGAAATATAGAGGCGTAGCCACAATGTCTATTGACATGTTTGTAGAGTTCGACGAGGTAGATATACCGCTAGACATGGACGAGCATAGCTTTGCTGAGTTCCTAGCTCACACTGGTGAGTGGCAAGAAGAACCTGCAAGCGGTGACTTTAAGATTTACGAAGTAATGGAGACTACAGATGACACGACTATCACCTACCACTAACGCAATCTGCTGGGCAAGCGGTCACTTCCTGACCAACGAGTTGCCTGTTGATTACGACAACATGAACGACAAGCAAGTGCTAGAGTATATAGCATTCCATGTCTGCGAACAATACGAGAATGACCTGCCCGAAGTTGTGTGGGACATGATTGAATGGCTCGCAGAAGATGCAGTGAGTAACATTGACCGACTAACAGCAACCATATAGGAACAACACATGATGAAAGCAATACTAATTGATACACCAAAACAAACCATTGAAATCGTTGACTATTCAGGAGATTACAAGGACATCTACGGACTACTTGGATGTGAATTGTTCACCTCAGTATACCTTGAAGGGGTAGGCGAAGACACCGTGTATGTAGACGACGAAGGACTGTATGTGGAGAACCAAGTGTTCTTCAACATCAAGGGTTGCTCTCAGCCATTGGCAGGGCGTGGCCTTATCCTTGGCACTGACGACGAAGGCGAAAGCATCGACTGCATGTCTAGCCTTGAGCAGATAAAGGACATGGTAACTTGGCGAGACGCCTCGCTGCCAGCACCCGAAGCTGGGTTCTTCGCAATGCCCTTGACTGATTACGATATTATGGATGCCTTTATGTCTGACGACACTGACACCTTGACTGACGAAGAGCTTCTATCTGCATTAGGGGTTAAATAATGTTTGACATCCCTGTAACAATATCGTATATTGAGGTGGGCATCCTGATAGGTGTCTGGCTAAACACAACCATCAATGTCTATAACTTTATGAAAGCACGACATGACGGATGACAAGGAAAAGAAACACGAAGCATTGAGAGGCTGGCTAATGGGCAATCAGTTGTCCCACCGACAGACCATCGACTTCCTTAACAAGCGGCCTGAGTTTAAGAATTGGCTGAAAGAATATTTTATTAAATCATTTAACGAAAGGAGCTAGAGATGGCTCGCTATGAAGTAACCTTTGTAATTGAAACTGACCTTAAAGATGTAGGCACCCAACCTTGGTGGCCTTTGATTGGCGAGGAAGCAATGCCGATTGAGTGGCTTGAGTATGTGATGGTGCGAGACTTAACAGAGGACGAGTATGTCCTTGACGTAGAGTTCGAACCCGATACAATCAACGTGGTTGACATGACCCAGCAGGAAGATGTCATCCACCAACCCAACCTGCAACTAGTGGTGAACAATGACCAGAGCAAGCAAGAGGACGAAGGCGAACCAGACGAAGCGCCGAAGGAATAGCCACGCAAAGTCACTGTCTCAAGGACAGTTTCAACCACAAACAATCCAGCCCAAGAAGGGCAAGGGAAGCTACACAAGAAAAGGAAACGAAGAAGATGCCGAATAAACACACGAAAATGTTCAAGCCTTGGTATGAGGATAACGCTCTAAGTATCTGGGAAACAAAGACAAATAGCCGTGGCTTCAAGGAGTCGAGCAAGGCTAAGCACATTCGAGCCAAGGACTATGACCGCCTTGGTAAGGAGTGGGAACGTGAGCAAATCTGGAACGATGGGTATTAGAAATGATTGAGTTACTAGCAACACCGCTTATGTGTATGGCAATGAATATCTATCACGAAGCACGAAACGAAAGCACAATGGGACAGCTTGCTGTGGCACAGGTAGTAATGAATCGTGTCGAAGATGACCGCTTCCCTGACGAGGTGTGTGCTGTGATTACACAGGGAATACATTGGGAGAGCAAGCCAGCCAAGAACAGATGCCAGTTCAGTTGGTATTGTGACGGTATCTCTGACGAGCCACGTAATGAGAAAGCGTTTGTCCGCTCACAAGAGATTGCCTCAATGGTTCTCAACGGATGGACACACTCATTCGCTGATGGTGCAACACACTATCATGCAGACTATGTGATGCCAAGCTGGGCGCATACCTTTACCAAGGTGGCAACGATTGACAACCATATATTTTACAGGTGGGACTAATGAGCAACCTATGGGAACAAGATAAGAAGCAACTCTTTCGAGAATTGTATCACCAATATCTTGACGAAGGATACAGTCAGAAGGAAGCAAAGAAGATGGCACGGGAGGAGGCAAACGACCTGCACTCAGACAGCGTGAGCTTTGCCTTCGGTCTTTCTGAGCAGGAGCATGACGAATGAAACAGATGTCTCTTCGTAAGCTCAAGAAGATGGACGGGTTCTTTGGTAGGCTGTTTGTCTACGACGAAGACGCAGAGCAATGGCTTGGACGTATGAAGCTGAAGATGGGTTACGACTATGTCTATGACAAGCGTAAACAAAACGAAGGCGGTTCAAACTTAATACTTGCCTACTTACACAAGGAGTGATATATAATGGACGAGAAAACACTTAAGCGACACCGTGATAATGTTCGCCGCATTATACAAGAACGCAGGAGAACAAAGGCGTGGCTTCAGAAGAAGCGGGACACGTTGAAGCGAGCTTGGTCTAGGTTCCACCCGATGGAGCTTGACCCAGACAATCGTGTCTGGTATTATGATGGCGATGGAACGAAACGATATAAAGAAACAGACGAGGTTTACAATGACTAAGACAGACAAGCAAAAGAAAAAAGCAATCCGCCGCAAGGCAATCACAATGCAGAATAATTCTGACCGCAAGATAACAATCACAGAAGCAATCAAAGAGGTTTCAAATGTATCGAATGATGTATAAGACACAAGGATGTGGTGCTGCGTTTATGGAGAACGTCCAAGACAGGGACGAGTTCCTACGCTTTCGTGACCTATTAGCTAGGCACATGGGCTTCACGACTGAGACAGTAAACAACAAGCTCTTCATCTATGACGAGGGCAAAGAGTTCGGAGTATATTATGCCGCCGACAAATGAGGCACAAGCAACAAGCAGAGGTGAGTGTGGGTCTTGTGGCTCATCCGATGGCAACGTCCACTACGATGATGGCCACGCCTACTGCTTTGTCTGCGAGAAGTTTACACCATCACCCAACCAAGAAGGACACACACCAATGCAAAACACAGTTGTAAACCTACCCACAGCACAGGCTACTACCCTGTCCCAGGGTCAGTTCTCTGCCATCCCTGACCGTAGCATCAGCCTAGAAGCTGCAAAGACCTACGGCGTTACACAAACAGATGGCAAGCACATCTACCCATACTACGACATCAACGGCAATCACGTTGCCAACAAGGTGCGGCACGTTGCTAACAAGCAATTCAATGCAGAGGGTGTCATGCCCCACGCCACCTTGTTCGGCCAGCAATTGTTTGGTCGGGCTGGTAAGTTCATTACCATCTGTGAGGGTGAGCTTGATGCGCTGTCTGCCTATCAGATGATGGGTAGCAAGTGGCCTGCTGTGTCTGTTCGTAACGGCGCACAGTCTGCACTCAAGGATTGCAAGGCACAGTTCGAGTGGCTCAACAAGTTCGAGAACATCGTGCTATGCTTTGACAACGACGAACATGGCGCAAAAGCGGCTGCTTCAGTGGCTCAGTTGTTCGAGCCTAACAAGTGTAAGATTGTCAAGCTACGTGCTAAGGATGCCAATGAGTATCTCAAGCATGGCAAGACCGAAGAGTTCATGCAGCGTTGGTGGGATGCACAGCCACACACTCCAGCAGGTATCGTAAGCCTCAAGAACTTTGACGGGCTGTATGAAACAGACGACAAGGAGAGTGTGCCTTACCCTTACGAAGGCTTGAACGAGATGCTGTATGGGATGCGGACTGGTGAGCTTATCACCTTCACTGCTGGCACTGGTGCTGGTAAGTCAAGCATCATGCGAGAGCTAGAGCATCACCTGCTCAACAACTCCAAGCACAACATTGGCATCGTCAGCCTTGAGGAGAATGTCAAGCAGACTATCTTCCACCTCATGTCGGTAGAGGCAAGCAAGCGTCTATACATTCAAGAGGTTCGTGACACCGTGCCACAAGAGCAACTCAAGGCATACGAGGAAGCCACCGTAGGCACAGGCCGTGTGTTTGCATTCGACCACTTCGGTTCCATCCAGACGGACGAGATACTTGCTCGTATTCGTTACATGATTAAGGCTCTCGACTGTAAGTTTATTATCCTTGACCACCTATCCATCTTGGTATCAGGTCTTGAGGGTGACGACGAGCGGCGCAACATTGACAAGATGATGACCAACCTACGCTCTCTTGTAGAAGAGACGCAGTGCTGTGTCCTACTTGTCTCTCACTTACGCCGTGCCTCTGGTGACAAGGGTCAGGAAGAAGGCAAGGAGATTAGCCTGTCCATGCTACGTGGCTCACACAGTATCGCTCAGATTAGTGACGCTGTGATTGCAATGGAGCGTGACCAGCAGGCTATCGACCCCATCGTAGCCAACACAACCACAGTGCGTGTCCTTAAGAACCGCTATGCTGGTGAGACTGGTGTCGGTGCTTACCTGTTGTACGACCGTGACAGTGGCCGCATGACAGAGATTGACGACCCTAACAAGGAAGACTTTGACACTGTAGAAACAGGAGGTTATCTATAATG